TTCTTGGAACCAGGAAATTGATAGAAGCAATGATTTGACGCAGGGGTACAAGTTTCTGCTTCAGAAAAATATTATTCTGATTATTCTAAAATCGTATTTATGATAACTTTTGACACAGTCTGGGGGGCGGGCTATTCTGTAAGCAAAGGCGCCGTGCAAAGGGTTATAAGAAGCCGCGCGAAACAGCTCCGGGAGCTTAAGCAAAAACAAGACTGGGCGGAAACATTAATTTCCGCGACTAATAAAACGCCGAGGCTAAGCATAGCCGACGCTGCTTTGCAGATAACAGCGATGAAGCTCCTTGAGGAAATATCCGAGATCGGGCTTGAGGACATTAAAGAGATGGACACCGATAAAAAAATCACGCTTCTTACAAGGGTGTCCCGCGCTATCGGGTTGGCGGCTAACGTAGAGCTTAATTTCGAAAGGGGCAGGAAGCAGGGGATCATTGAAAGCAAGGATAAACTTGAAGCGGCTGGGAAAGAGATTGGAATATCCGACGACACAATGAACCGGCTAAAAGCGAAGGTGTTCGGGCTCGGAGTTGACGGTGAAAAAACTGTCTGAAGCCGATATCCTGCTGCCGTACCAGAAGGCGTGGATAGAAGACGAAAGCCCTCTTAAAATATGGGAAAAAGGCAGGCGGATAGGGGCTTCCTGGACGGAAGCCCTTAATTCCGTTATACACACGCAGGGTAAAAAGGGGCAGAATACATATTATCTTTCTTACAACAAAGATATGACAAGGCAGTTTATAATGGACTGCAAATTTTGGTCGGAGATCGTAAACATCGCGGCTGGCGAGCTTGAAGAAGAAATTATAGAGGAAAATGACCGGGCTTTTACGGTATACCGCATCAGGTTTTTAAACGGCAGGGAGATCGTCGGGCTGCCAGGCGTGGGTTACACGGTACGCAGCAAGAAAGGGCGCATCGTTTTAGACGAAGCCGCTTTCACAAAAGAATTTAACGAAATCAAAAAAGCCGCCCTCGCATTATTAATGTGGGACGGCTCGTATTCTATCATGTCAACACATAACGGGGATGACAGCGATTTCTGTTTGCTCTTAAAAGATATAAAGAACGGCAAAGAAAAAAACTGGAGCGTCCACCGCACCGCATTTAACGACGCTGTTAAACAAGGGCTTTACAAACGCATCTGCCTTGTCAGGGAAAAAGAATGGACTGCGGAAGGCGAGTCCGCATGGGTGTCTAACATCAGGGAAATATATAACAGCAACGCCGAGGAAGAGCTTGACGTTATCCCGTCTCGCAGCGGCTCAAAATATTTCCCTTACGGGATGCTCGCGTCTTGCGCTGTCGGCGCGGAAAAATTTCCGATTGTGCGCCTTAATTGCAAAGATGATTTTATGTGGGAGAAACCCCGCAAGCGTTGGGAAAAAGTAAAGAAATGGCTTGAAGCTGAAGTCATACCCATCTTACGCAATATAAAAGGGCTTTGTTTTCTGGGGCAGGATTTTGCCAGAAGCGGCAACCTGTCTGTCATCTGGATCTGCGAAGAGCGCGGTCATGGCTTGGACGGCAGGCTTATCATCGAATTGAACAACGTCCCTTACGACCAGCAATGGGAAGTGCTGCAATGCATCAGCGCGAACTGCAACTTGGGGAACGCCGCGGTAGACTCAAGAGGCAACGGTCAGGCTCTCGCGGAAGCCGCGGCGCAGCGCCTGCCTTGCGGCGCGGAGATGGTTATGATAACGCGCTCATGGTACGCGGGTATATTTCAAAAATTAAAAAGCCGGTTGGAAGACCGTGATTTTCAATTGCCGGACGATCAATTTATTCTGTCTGACTTCGGGATAATTATATTGAAAAACGGACAGCCTGCCGTGCCTAACGAAGAACGATCCGACAGGGACGGCGCGAAATCAAAGCGCCACGGCGACGGGGCGGTAGCGGCGGCGTTATGTTTATACGCATGGGAAGAAGGGAGCGGCAACGCCCCTCCTGTAATAGCTCTGACAGACTCGCGCTCTGATACAATATTTTTCGGGTATTAATAATGTCAAGAAAAAAAAGCGACGGCGCAGGAATTAACGACACAGATTATAGACATCTCTTCATCGATGCGGACGATCATCGGTTACTTGGATGATACGAACAGCTGGCTCGCTTCGGTCGGGGAAAGCCAGGAAGTGTTCACAAAGATGATGAACGACCCTAAGATCGAATCGCTTATCGAAAACCGCAAAGACCGCGTCCAGCAGATGTACGGATCGATTACCGACAGCGGGAATAATGTTATTGATGACGCGTGCCGGAAATATATCCCGTTCAATTTGACTTATAAACTCAACACGGTTTTGTTAAACGCTATCCCCTACGGGATCGCGTTATGTGAAATTATTTGGGATAAAAAAGACGGCTATTATATCCCTGTCGATTTCATACCGATTCCGAGAACCGCTATCACTTTCCCCAAAAACGGAGATTACGGCGTGCCATACCTTTCTTCTGCAAACAAACCCTTAGACGAGCCGAACAAGTTTATCATACACAGAAACGACAAAGGCGACGGGAATTTATGGGGCGCCCCCGCGCTTAGGAGCTGTTATTGGGCGTGGAAATTTAAACAGCTCGGTTTCCGTTTCTGGATGCAGGCCGCCGAGCGGTTAGGCGTGCCGTCCATACTCGCGATCTTTGAAACCAAAAACGCGGAGGACGCGCGGAAAAGAGCCGAGGAATTGACGGCTCTCATGCGGAACGTAAAAAGCGGCTCTTCAGGCGCGTTTGCGAATATTAAAGAAATAAAAGTTGTGGACGGCGCGATTAAAGATTTTGAAACGATTATCCGCGTCTGTAACGAAGAAATTTCTTACGGCATTACAGCGCAGTCCCTTATGACAAGCCAGGCGGAGTTCGGTACAAAGAGCCAGGGGCTGCTTCATTCAGAGACTTATAAATCCACGACTGTTCACGACGCTTATTTAATACAGCAGTCGATTCAAAAACTTTTTAATTATTTTGTCGAAGTAAATTTCCCCGGCGCGTCCGCCCCGTTATTCGACATTGACAGCACGGACTTCGCGGATTGGGAAGTTATTCGCGACGCGATAGACAGAAATATCCCCGTATCTCTTAACGCGCTCTACGACAAAGTGCATCTGCCGAGACCTGAAAGCGATAAAGACTCTTTTGTAAAACCGTCAGGCGGAATGATGTTCAGCGATCAAAATAAAGACAGTTTTTTTTTGCAGACCGGAAACCGAGGGTAATACAAGCCCGAAGAAACGCGCGAAAACTTGACATCTTAGAAAATCTTTACCGCCCTGCAATCGCGCGGAGTTTTGGAAAACGTTTAAAAGAATACGTTATGACGGCTTCCGCCGATCCTTCCATACTCAATTCAAATTATGTCCTTCCTCCCGATTATGATGTCATGACAGAAACGGCTGAAGTTTTTACAAGAGCGTTGCTGCTTGGAATGACGCCGGAAACAAACCAAAATAATTTCGCGCAAACGGAGTTTGCAGAGCCTTTGCCTGAAGAATTCCTGCCATACGAGGAAGCTGTCGCGTATATGAGCAAGCGTCTGCCTGTTGATAAAGAAACATATTACGCGCTTTCCGATAAAATGCGTTACCGCGCGTTTACCGTCAGCCGCCTCGCCGACGGCGACGCTGTGCGAAACGTACAAGGCATGATAACAAACGCGATGGAACAAGGCACAGGCATGAATGAATTTTTGCAAATGACAGAAGGGCAGCTCGCCGACGCGGCTGGAATGGGCAAGGGCGCAGGCTGGTATTATGAAACTGTTTACCGCACGAATACATCGACAGCTTACAATGTGGGACGCGCCATCGGCTTTGAGGAAGTGCCGCCCATCGCGCTTGAATTAATCGGTATTGACGATGACAGGCAAACCGAATTATGCCATTCTCTGACATCGCCGCCGTTTCGCCGCCCTTATGACGATCCTGTCTGGGATACAATGTGGCCGCCCTTTCATTTTAACTGCCGTACAACGATCCGCGCGATTTATGATCAATCAGAAATTGACGACGCAGGCGGCGAAGAAAAATTCTATTCCAGTAGCAATCCTGATTATAAACCCGCCGAAGGTTTTGGAAAATATCCGATTGAAAAATCTGACTCATGGTGGGATCTTACCGACGCGATGCAGGATAGAGCGCAGGCTTTTGGGTTGGACGTTGAATTCATGTCAGCGCGGGAAAGTCTTGGTTTAAATGAATCCGCGGCGGAAAGCAATAGAATTATTGATGAAGTCGAAAAAGCTGCGAGAAAAGATGCTGAAGATGTTGCGAGAGGTATGGGGATTGAATATGTCGATTATTCTGACATTGACAGCAGGGTAGCTAATGAGTGGAATCTGCATATTGCGGAAAACTTTAAAGAATTTTCTGAATTAAAAAATATGGTTAACTTTGTAGGTTCAACAGAAATGCAAAATGAATTGATTGAACCGAGACTTTCTATAATTAGAATTATTAAAGCTTATAAAGAAAATCCCGGAAAAAGTAAAACAGAAATGATTTCTATTATTGAACAATATAGAATTGCCGATTTTAGTAAGCTGAATGATCCAAAAAGAATAGCAAGAACATTTTATCCTGACGATGAAATACTAAAAAAATTCGCAGGTATAGGTATAAACCCAAATTATGGGCATGATACAAGTATATTTTTAAAAAGTTTGCCGGAAGGTGTTGTTGGCATAAAGGGTGCTGTAGATCATGAAGTTGGTCATCTCTTTGATCATCTTTTAGATTTACATAATAACACTGAAGTACAAAAAATGCTGGGTGTGTCATCCAGAACGGACGCGCTTATTGTAAAAGAAAAAATCGCGAATCTTTGGGCATACCATCGTTCAAATCCCTTAGAAAATGGCTTGCCTTATGAACTAGGTTCATTTATAATTAACCTGTATAGGAAATTATATGGATAGAGATCAATTCATAGAAGAAGCAAAAAAAACAGGTCTCCCAGACTCGGCGATCCAAGAAATATTGGATATACATGAGCGGTCTGCGCATGACGGTAACCCTATGCCTTACAGTTTAGAATTCGTCTCGTTAAGCGATAATGACATTAGTTTTACAAATGCAAAAGACCATATTTCAGTTGCTCTAACCTAAACTTCTAAATTCTACCCCACAGCCTCCCTTATTAATACCCCTCATTCAACAAAATTCAACGGTTGAATAACACCCTAAAAAAGTTTTCCGTCTTCATTTTACGTTTTACCTAAAATCGGCGCGTTTACGGGCTGTTTTTGGATTTCCCATGCTCTGCCAGAAACAGCTCATAAATGAACTGTCATAAGATAATCAGGGCATGGAAACAAAAATTGTAATTAACATAACAAGAACCATAGATTACAGAACGCCCGAACAAAGAAGACTGGCATGGAAACCCCGCGATTATAACCCTGAAACCGATCCGCACAAAGATATGCCGCCGCCAAAGTTGCCGCCAATGATGCCTTGCGTAATAGGTATAAACACTCCGATAAAGCCGATGGTTCGCCGACAATTATTACATGGAGAAAATAAATAAAGATTACGCTATAACTCTTTTTGAAAACGACAGCTCCTTAGTACATATAATCTTTGACATTCACGTTCGCGTGAAACGCACACCAACAATAAACGGGAGTGTTACCATAAATACTTTTGACACCTTTCCGGCTCTGGCTATGATTGATACCGGAGCCAGTATTTCAGGCGCAACAAACCGATTGTTGAAACGCATGGGAGTAACCTCTTGCGGAGAATACAATTTTATTAACTCCGCAGGAAAAGGCAGCTCCCCTTCGTATGTTTTTGACGTAATTTTCCCAAAGGAAAAATTGTTAGAGAATATAGAAGTATTAGAAATAAGCGACGATCATGCAATAGATTTCTTGATAGGCATGAATATCATTAAATTGGGTGATATGGCTTTTACCAGCGTAAACGGCAAATTCGCTTTTTCTTTTTGTATACCTCCGGCAGAAAAATATATAGATTTTGAACAAGATTTAATTTCAAAAGAATAAAAACTTTATCTAACAGCTAAACCTCACCCCTTGCCAGAAACGGCTCAAAGTCTCCTGTGGGAATAATAATTCTCTGCAAGGAGATAATCATGAAAAAATTGATTTTCTTATTTGTAATGGCATTTGCCTTGGTCGCTTTAATAGTGGCTGATGATGGCGAATGTCTTCTTGAGGGAAATCCCCTTGAGACAGCAATTTTCGGAACCAGTATCGATGTCGATACTGCTAACCCGGAAACGGTATCAATTACTTTGTCGCATTATGGCGTGGCAGAAGTTATTGGTGTAGCAAGCCATAGGACGGAACTGGAAAAAACTGGCTGGAATAAAATTCGCTACCCTCATGAATATAAGGTAGACGTGGGAAAGCCCGGCGCATTAAACCAGTCTTACTTGTTTGGAAGTTACACATAAACAAAGAATTGGCCTGCCTGTTTAATAGCGGGCAGGCGTGAGGGGAATCGTGACATGAAACTGCGAAAGGAAATAATCGGGAATTGCACTCTCTACAATGCAGACTGTATGAAAATAATGTCTCAATATCCTGATAAGCATTTTGATCTTGCGATTGTCGATCCGCCTTATGGAAAATCAGATGGTTGTAAACGAACTGGTGGTACGTGGGCAAAAAAATATGGAAAAAATATCACTGACTGGGATATAGCACCGGATCAGTCTTATTTCAATGAATTAACGAGAGTGTCAAAATATCAAATTATATGGGGAGGTAATTATTTTACATTGCCGCCTAGTAGAAACTTTATTATTTGGAAAAAACATATACCTGAAAATTTTACTCTTGCAATGTGTGAATATGCATGGACAAATATAAAAGGCAACGCAAAATTATTTTATTATCACTCATTCAATCCAAAAAGAATTCACCCTACTCAAAAGCCAGTAGCTCTTTATAAATGGCTTTTATCAAAATATGCCAAACAAGGCGATAAAATACTCGACACCCATCTTGGAAGCGGCTCGATCGCTGTCGCTTGTAATGAAATGGGCTACGATCTGACAGCAAGCGAGATTGACGCTGATTATTTTACCGCCGCTTGTGACAGGGTTAGAGAAGCAAATAAACAAACAGAATTATTCAAGGAGGCGTCCTAATGTCGCAAAGAAAAATCAGAACGCTAGAGCTTGCCCGTGTCGGCAAGTGGGGACTGGACGGAAGCGAAATAACAAAACAGGACATCGCGGAGTTAGCCGAAACTTTTTCCGGCAAGCGACCTGTAATTGTCGGGCACGATGTAACGGATCGCGCTCCCAAGTTTGGTGACGTAATCGACTGCTGGACTTCCACAGACGGCGACTCGATAATAGGCCCCGTTATATTTAGCGATATAGGCGACAAGCTTTACGAGGGCGGTTATTACGACGGCTGGTCAATATCGATGCCGAGAAGATCGCGAGACGGTAAGCGCGTGCTGCATCATCTTGCAATTCTCGGCGCAGTGCCGCCGAAGATTCCCGGACTCGAAGAGCTCGCGCAGGTAGCGGTTGACTTCAGCGAAGATGCCGCGAAAAACAGGTATCAATTTTCAGGGAAAATCCCTGAAGAGGAGGGTAAAGATACAATGACAGACGAGGAAAAAAAAGCTTTAGCCGAGAAGGAAGCGAGAATCGCCGAATTAGAAGCGCAGAACAAAACGCTGACCGAACAGGCGAATCAGAAAGCGGCTGAACAAACGGTGGCGCAAAATGCGGCGGCTCCAGAAGCAAAAGCTGATGCCGTTGCAACGGTTGACGCTTCAGCTAACGGCCAGGATTTCGCGGACGTGCGAAACGAGCTCAACGAGCTTAAAGCAGGCCGCCGTCAGGAAAGGCTTGAAGGATTCGCGAAAAACATCGCTGAAAAACTTCCGGCAGGCGTTGCCGAAAAGGCGAAGGTTCTCGCGGGGCGTATTGAGGCGAACGGCGCCTTCGATTTTTCCGATAACGGGAAAACCGAGAAACGGGACGCGTTATGGCTTCTTGGGGAAATTCTCACAAGCTGGCCTGCACCGGTAAGAACCGGAGCGTCAAATTACAATTACGGCGACAGCACAGGCGGTGACAATTCCGTTAACTGGGGCGCCGCCGCTAAAAAAATGTAAGGGGGGAATCAATGGGTGTAAGTTACGAAAAAATCGATTTAAAAAACACAAGAGAAGTAATCCATCCCGGGCATCCCGCGGTTATCGATACCGCGCTGCTCGCGGATAAAACAAAAGTGTTCAAGGCGGGAACAATCCTGAAATTGAACGCCGCAGGCGAAGCGCTTATTCCGGCGGCTCCGGCTGACACTCCTGCCACGGTTCTCGCGCAGGACTCCGACGGCAAAAACGCCGAGGTTCTTGTCTGCTGGCACGGCACTGTGGTCTTCAGCCGTCTTCTTGACGCGAGCGGCAGCGGAGAGCCTGTCGCGACGACATTGGCGTTCGCCAACAAATTGCGCTCTGCGGGGATTTATCCGCTTCAGCTTTTCGCCAACGCGAAAAAGGGGTAATCAATGATAATGATAAAACCCCAGGACGTTGAGAGAATCATCGGCGAGAACGCTCCAATCGTATCAAACGCGATGAATTATTTCACAAACCGTCCACTTAAAAATTCCACGCACATCGCCGTGGCGGAACTTGAAGCGGAATACGGGAATGTCCCCGTAATCAAGCGTGGCGCGTTAGGCGTAAGACCTGAAACCGGAATGTCCGCGAAAGTGATCGAGCCCATGCCGATCGAAATTGACGACCTCTTCACAGCGGTGGAAGTTGACAATTACGAGAGGGCGACCGATCAGGGCAAGCAGCAGATGATTGACGAAAGAATCGCGAACCATCTACGAGTAGTACGCGAAACCACACGCGCACTTTGCGCTCAGGCGCACCGCGGAGAAATCGACTACATGATGCAGGCGGGAACCGCGATGAGCCGTTACGTTGTTTCATACGGCGATATCAAAGGATTAACCTTTGGTTCCACATTGCCGAATATGACAATCGCGAACCTCATCATTTATTTGAACCAGCTTACAGCGGCGATAAATGAGCAGGGTGTCGGCGGTCCGATTGAGTTCATCGCGTCGCTTGAAGTGTTCCAGGCGATTATCACCGCCGCGGCGAACCAGAAGGCTTACACGGTTGTGCCGGGTGTCGGGAAAATCAACATCGCCGGTTTCGAGATACTCATGGACAACGATTCATGGATCGATATCGACAACACCGGAGCGAAGACAACCAAGCGCATGGTTGAGCCTTTGGAGATTATGGCGCGCGCGACCAACGCCGGGCAGAAGCTTCCGTACCTGCGTCTTGACGATGTCGTCATGAATCAGGCGGTGCCGTTCTATGCGTTCACCAAAGTGCGAACGGATCAACGTGGCGAGGATCTCTATGTAAAGAGCAAACCTTTCCCATTGATCAACCGCAAGGGAATCGTGTTCGGCAAGTTCGAGCAGGCATAGAAAGAATTGTACATCTGCCTTTGTTATAAGTTATGTTTTTAAATTTTTGCGATTGGGCGTTGGCACCAACGCGGCATCAACATACAAACACAAAGGCAAGATGTGCTTTTCTAAGGAGTTTTGAAAGTGGGCATACCTAAAACAATTATAACGATAGCTGACCTCAAAAAAGAATTGAATCCTGATGATCTTCGCACAGCGTCTTATGCAGATGACGCTGTACAGGAACACGCGATTCATAAAGCTGTTATCTGGGTATACGGCAAGGTAGCGACTACCGGAAAAACTTATGACGAGTCAGACGAGGTTATAAAAACCATTGTTTTAAAACGCGCGATTTACGAATTGTTTTCTTACATCGGAAATGAAAGCCGCGCGAAAGCGAACGAACAGGATGCCGCGGATCTGATTGAAACTTATTTCGGCAGCATTGCGACAAAACACGACGAAGGGTTAGGTCCTGCGGCGGGCATGGTAACAGAATCGGAGCTTCCGCGTTATGGGGGTTAAGATTATAAGCCGCCCTCCCGATTACGCGAGGATGCTGGGCGCTGGACTCGCGCCGACTATGAAGAAAGCGGCTATGTATTTGCAAAGCAGCGCGTTAAGAAAAATTAACAGCGGTATTAAACCTGCTAATAAGTCGCTCACACAAGAAGTAAAACGAGGCAGCCAGACATTACGCGACAACGGCGATCTTATGAGAAGCATCGCGCCGCATTCAGGCGACACGTGGGCTGACGCGAGCACCAATTTGAAATACGCACGTATTCAGCAGGAAGGCGGAACTATTACGCCGAAAAACGCGAAGGCGCTTTTTATTCCTGCTGGTTATGAGACAAGAAAAAAAATGCGGCATTACAATGCATGGACACCACGTTCTTTGATTAGCGCTATGAAAGCGGATGGATATAATTTTTATAAAGTTGGCAGACTATTTTTTGCGTATAAAAAAGGGAAGACACTGAAAAACGGAAAAGAGGGCAAGCAAGGTAAAGAAGACTTTCCGCTCTTTATTATATCAAAATCAGTGGAAATAAAGCCACGACCGTTTTTGTTCATCGATGAAAAAGATAATGCGTATCTTGTGAAACTAATTCAGGAAGGCGTGGCAAATTCGCTTAAAGGGAAAAATTAACATGGAAAAAATTGTAAATGCGCTATTGGATGAAATACGCACTCTTGGAATAGATGCGGTTTTAATGCCGCAGAAAGTGTCGGCAAACCGTCCGCGCGTGGATCTTTATTTCGCAGGTGTTGAGCTCGCCGGAATCGACAGGCAAAACCCTGATGCCGGAAATTTAGGATGGGAAAGGATAACATTCAACGCCGAATTCAGAAGCGAGGGGACTCACAGCAGATGGCTTACGGACACTATACTCGCGTCACGTAAATTATTACCGCTGAATGAAAACTCCATGCGGTTAACGGTTTCAATGCCGTTAAAAGCTCTCTGGAGACGGCTCTCGCCCGGACGCTTCGAGTATCCTGATGAGGAGCAATCATCTATGCCGGTAAGCTATGTAGAATCGTGGGAGATAACGATAGCTTATCCGGCAAATATAATCGGGCAAAGCCCGGAGGAGAAATTATGAGACCGACAGGAAAAGACGGATTTTTATACGGTATAAAAATCGGAGCGGCAATAGCGGGAGGTCAGGGCGTTACAGTGCCGAAAGACGGTTGGTATAAAATTCAATCTAAAGTGGCGGATAGCAGCGGTATTCCGGGCAGCGCCCCCGCGAAGACGCGGGGGCGTTCTCTTAAAGCGGGCGATTTTTATTTCGCAAGGGAAGGACAAAAACTTGCAACCGGGGACAGCCTTATACCTTGGGAACTAAAAAAGCTGTCTTTCACAACAGATGTCAGCGCGGGCGCGCAAGGGCAGGTTTTTGACATTACCACGCAGGCGGATGTCGAAAGCGGCGTAAGGGCTTATGCCGCTTCCGTGTTTAAAGACCGCACCGGCACAATTAACGGCATGGTCGATGTTGACAGCGCGGAACAGCGCGGGCTGATGAACGAGTTCAACGCCGTTATTACAGACGACGGGGCTTACGTCACCTACGAGCCCGCGAAATCAGGCACGCATCATTTCATGCTTTCAAGGCGCGAAACAATCGCTGAAGGCGAAGTTGAAGCTTGGGAATATTTCCCTGTGGTTGTCGAATCCTTCCAAACCGACAAACCGATTGAAGGTGTACGCCCCTTTAATTTTAATTACCGTATTGACGGCTCTCAAAACCCCGGCATCTATTACAGAACGGTAATCGAAGCAGCAGAACAAGAAGCAGAAGGGGGCGATGATGAGATTTGACGCGTTAAAAAATTATACTTATTATCCTGACGTTAACGGTAATCTTGATTTACCAGAATCGGAAAAGCTGTCTGTCGAAATTATCCGCCCGACTGCGGAAGATCATGAAACGCTTGTTTTTGTGGAACTGACGCAGCAATTTAAAAAGGATTCAAAGGGTTCTGAATTAATCAATCAAACTTCGAGGACGAAATTTAACACGCCGAAAATCCTTAGAAGGCATGTCGGGGAAATTAAAAACCTTGTTATCGCGGACGGGACAGGCAAAGATAAAATTATCGCGACCGGCGAGGAGCTTGCCGCGGCGAGTTTTGCGGGTATGTTTACACTGGTAAACAAAATCTGTAATGAGGTTTGTTCCGACACTTTAACGGATACGCAAAAAAAAATCTCCGAATCGGATTCGGGCTCGTCTGGGACGGATGGCATGAACGGGAATTAAACCCGTATTATGACAATGAAAAATTAATTCTGCGTGAACGGGTAATTAAAAGGGGCGAGATACACGGTTATCTCTCCCCTGAATTTTATACGGCTTATAAATTGTGGAGCAGGATAAAACGCTACGGCTGGTCCCGCGGGCAAGGCTGGATACGCAAGCCTGCCGGGCTTGTCGAACTTGTAGAATTATTTGATACGGAGCTTGAGCTTTTAAAGGAAAAAAATGCAGGTAAAAGATGAACTGCGGGTGCTGGTTGAAGCGGAAGTCGCCCGAGCAATCGAAAACTTTAAGAAACTCTCCGGCGGTATCGAAGACGCTGAAAATAAAAATCCGCAGAGCAGAGCTCTGCGGTATTCCTAACCAAGCAATCTAAGCGAATAACTCCAATTGGCTGTTTTCGTGTATTTTCTCATATGCTTCAGATTTTCGACCTTGATTCTTTATGTACCTTGTTATTACGTTCTCGTCCCCATGTTCTCCTACTGTCCCTACGTAATAACCTCTGGTCCAAAATTCTCCGCCCCACAAACTTTTCTTCACTTCAGGGCACAGTTCGAATATTTTCTTCGCTGTTATACTTTTTATTGTTTGCACTATTTTTGACGGGCTGTACGTAGGCACTGACTGAACCAGAAAGTGCACATGATCTTTTTCTGCGCCTATTTCCAAAAATT